CATCAAGTAGAAGCACTTGAAGCAGGCAGCATTATTTTTGAAGTTGGTACTGCTGATTATGTAGAAGATCGTTTTAGACTTGCACCTGGTGATTCTCAAAAGTCACCTTCAACGCAGAAATAAGATCCTCAATCATTCCATCATCGTGAAACGGAGTAGGTGCAAAACGCAACCGCTCCGTTCCCACATCTACTGTTGGGAAGTTAATGGGCTGTACGTAGATATTATGCTCGTTAAGCAAGTCGTCGCTGATAGCCTTACATTTTTTAGCATCACCGATTAATACAGGAATGATGTGTGTAGTGGAACACTCCATTACGTGAATGCCATTCTTGTTTAATCTATGCTTTAACTTACGAGCACGTTCTTGATGCTTCTCGCGTAGCTCGTTATGTTCCTTGAGATACTTAACACTGGCTAATGCGCCAGCACACATTACAGGGCTTAGGCTTGTTGTAAAAATAAAGCCCGCAGCCACTGAACGAATAGCATCAATTACATCAGCATCGGCAGCAATGTAGCCACCTTGGACACCATACGCCTTGCCTAGAGTTCCATTGATTATATCAATACGATGTTCGAGTCCTAGTTCTTCAACTTTCCCGCCACCGTGCGTTCCGTATAGCCCTACCGCGTGTACTTCATCAATGTAAGTGATTGCGTTATACTTGTCAGCCAAATCACAAATGCCTTTGATATCTCCAACGTCTCCGTCCATTGAATACACTGATTCAAACACAATGCAAGGAGTTTCGCCTGCTAATACTACAGATGATAATATATCTTCTAATTGGTTTAGATTGTTGTGTTCAAATACAGTTTTAGGAGCTCGACTATGGCTCATTCCTACGATTAAACTATTATGATTTTTACTGTCACTAATGAAGTGGATATTAGGAATAATCTTACTTAAAGCAATAAGAGTCCACTCGTTAGCAACGTAAGCAGAACTGAATAATAATGCTCCTGCCTTGTTGTGCAATCTTGCGAGTTCGTGTTCAAGAGCAACGTGATAATGGCTCGTTCCGCCGATATTACGTGTACCACCAGAACCTGCACCTGTCATGTCTAATGCGGTATGCATTGCATCTAATACAACTTTACTTTGGCCCATACCTAAATAATCGTTCGAACACCAGTTTACAATGTTCTTGATAGCATATGGACCGTACCATATTGCATTAGGAAATTTTCCGTTTTCACGAAGAATATCGTTAAAAACACGATATTTTCCGTTAGATCGCATGTCTTTTATTAGTTGCTTGAAAGGTTCTTTGTTAATCATAGTAAACGTATTTACGCTAAATATTAGATCGGAGATTTGTAAAATGGATATTATCAAAGTAGACGTTCCTTTGTTTTTAAGACTATTAGAATTAGCTCGTGAAGATGTTAAAGACGATGCTGATCTACATGATATTACACAAAAGGTTATTGAACTAAGCAAAGAAACTCCTGCTACAATGGCAGACTATGACGAGATTGTTAGCTTTATGAAGAAACAAGGCGGCGATGAATTAGATCGTATTAAACAACTGGGCGGACTATAATGCGAGTAGCAGAAATTATCCGTCAAGTTCTTGATATTTTAGATCAAGCAGAACCTCAAGAGCAACCAGAACAGCCTGTAGAAGATATGGGCTATACTGATGCGGATATTAAAAGATTTCAACAGATTGCCGGCCTAACTACAGATAAGCAATATTCAACAACTCCAAATGAACAATATGCAGATGTAGATGCAGTAACAACTCAAGCAGGTGCAGATAGTTGGCAAGGTACTAAAGAGCCAGAAGACATCCGCGGAACTACATTTAGAATTTACCCAAGTAAGGATAGACCATAATGTCAGCAAACGGTATTTCAACATTAGCAAATAAAAAATTAAGACAAGAAGCAAAACTTGCTCTTGCTGGACAAGATCGTGCAGATAGAAATGCTGTCGAACCTGGTAGGTATGCTGACACAACAGCAGATATTACACAGTTACCTACAAAGTTCAAAGAAGATAATACTGTAGAAGATAATGCAAATAGCATCGGCCTTCTTCCTGGAAGGCCTTGGGCATAACAAATGGCATTTCAAGGACAACGTTTAAATCCCTCCGAGCAACCTTGGGATACTACAAACTACACTCATCCTCACGACCCTAACTTAAACGAAGTTCATCGTGCAATGGAATATAACGCAGGTGGTCAACCTGCGTTACGTACACAAACTTTTAGCCTCGCAGTAGCACAAGGACAGGTACCAGGAGTACAAGGGTTGAGTATTAGCGGGTATAGACTATCCAACACTACAACATTTCTACCAGCGTGGGAAGATGGTGATTATGTTTACTTCCCTACAGCACAGGTAGTTCGTGTGTGGAGTGCGTCAGCATCAGATACCAATGTCAGCGTGTTGATAAACGGATTAGATGCCAACTATGTCCAGCAGACTGAAACAGTGGTGCTGACTAATGGTATAACTGGTGTGCTGTCTACCAAAATGTTTTTAAGAATAAACTCAATCAGTTTAACTCGTGCTCCTAACAATGTGGGATTGATACACGCAGGCAGCAGTGATAAAACTATCACACTGGCCTTTATTGGAACTACAACAAATAATAGTGCAGGCCGTAGTCAAATGACTGTGTACACAGTACCAGCAGGACATACATTCTATCTAACACAGAGCAACTGGTATCAGAACAGTAACTCAGGTGCTCGATATCGTTCATGGACGCAGAGTCCAGACGGGTTAATTAACATAGTGTTAACCTTTCCGTTAGTGGATAGTTATAATTCAACTAAGACTATTCCTCGTCCTTATCCTGAAAAGACTGACATACAGTGGCAAGCCTCTGTTGCTCAGAATACTGCTATTGGTGGACAGATTGAAGGATACTTGATCAGTAATACATACCTATGACATACAGAAAATATATCAACATTGTAGAAGCAGCCAACAAAGGCTGTCCTATAGCTACCTACGACATAGATGTTAACCTAAAGAATCGTCAGAAAGCTATAGATGAATATCACTACGGTCCTGCCAATCCAGACGAACCGGAGTCATATTGGAAAGATGCTGCCAAGCGTTGGGGCATTACAGAAAAGACTGCTAAGACTATGACTTGTTCTAATTGTGCAGCGTTTGATGTATCAGACAAGATGTGGGCATGTATTGAAGATGGCATTAAAGGAGACAGCAAGGAAACCGATGCTATGGCAACTATTCATAAAGCAGATTTAGGTTACTGTAACTTTCACGCCTTTAAGTGTGCCGGCAGTAGAAGTTGTACCTCCTGGATAACAGGTGGTGCTATTGATGATAAAGACAGAACAGAATAAATTAATTTGCAATCACTGTAAACATCCTGCACATTGCGGACACGGATGTTCAGATGAAACTTGCGATCACTGCCCGGAGTGTGCTTGCGATCGTTGTCAAGCGGAAATTCAATACGAATTAGGCTATAATTAAAATGTTCAAGCGACATGATACTAATATCACATCGCACAGCATTTGTTCAAGAGCAGCAGAAAATTTAAATCCACAAGACTTTAACTATTACGACAAAGACGGATTTGAATTAAATGTTGCAGAGCAAAAGTTTTACCGTGCAATGGGATATCCTATCGACTATCCTATATTAAATCACTGTTGTTGGCAAGAACCTTGGTTCGAATTAGAGCGCAACGATTTAGGATTGTTACTAGATCACTCAATGATACTACAAAGATGTAGTTATTCTCGCGACGCAGAAGAACAAATTAAAAAGTTTGTACCAAAGAACCCATATGCTAACCTGTTACTCAATACTAAAAGTAAATGGGGGTTTGACTTTGCATTAGATGCTATTGCTGACAATGGCACAGTTTACGAAGTTATACACATCGAATATGATAGCTATCATTATGATATCTTTAGTAGTCGTATGATACAGTTTGATTTTGTGGTTCGCCACACGGACTGGCAAGATGCTGCAAAACGCATCTGGGAAAATCGTCACGCTTGGGAAGGCCTGCAAGGGTTTGAACAAAATCATTGGAAAGCAGCCTACTTAATTGGGTGGGCCAAGGCAGAATACTTAGAAAAAGCAATTTAGATAAATACAAGACTATGAAAAAACTACTACTATTATTACTTGCTATCCCTGCGTTCGCATTAGCGCAAGGAAAACAGCCACAGGGCGTTACATATGATGCACAAATTTTAAAGGTGAGTGACGGCGACACGGTAGTAATCAGTGCGCCGTTTCTTCCTAGCCCACTCAAGCCACAACTTGCAGTTAGAATCTACGGAGTCGATACTCCAGAAAAGGGCTTTAGAGCTAAATGCGAAGCCGAAAACCAACGCGGACTTGCAGCCTCAGAGTTCACTAAAAATGCAGTTAAACAATCGACACAGCGTCAGGTTGTTCTCTACGACTGGGACAAATTTGGTGGTAGAGTACTCGGCGATATTATTTTAAACGGACAAAGCCTACGTGCTATGTTAATTGCTAACGGATACGCTCGTGAATATTATGGCGAAGCTAAACAATCTTGGTGTAATTAATTATGCGTATTGAAACATTACAAACATTTGCTCAATTATGCGAATCATTAACTGAAGCTAGTACAGCTATGAATGTTATTGTTCGTAATCCAGGCGGCACTGAATTAGTAAGAAAGTTGCACAAGGAATTGGGCCTTGCTCACGATATCGAATATAGAGGAGTTCC